GGGCACTGAGCAAGAGATCGTCACGGCCTACGACGCGCCGGCCGATTTCAATTTGACGCTGAGTGACGACCTCGACACCGTGCAACCCGACTTCAATATCAGCGACGGCAATGCCGTCAGCGTGGGCGAGATTTTTAGAATTGACAGCGAGCAGTTCCGCGTCCTGGACATCACCGACGATACGGCGCTGACCGTGCGCGGCTGGAACGGCACGACGCGCGCGGCGCATGACGCCAACACCGATTTAGACGTGTATCGCACCTTCAAGGTAGCGCGCGCGGTGAATGGCACGACGCTGGCCGACCACAACGGGGTGGATGTCTTGCGGGTGGTGCCACCGGCGGACGTGCGCTATTTGTGCGAGCAGATCGCCGCGCTGATGCTCAAAAAGGCGCAAGGCGGATTCGCGGGCAAAACCGGCAATGTGGAGTTGGGGGAAGTGTTTTATCAGGATGAATTCCCCAGCGACCCGCTCAAGACGATCATGACCAACTACCGGATCGTGACGATATGAGAGCGCCCGTACTGACGCGCCGCGCGCGTGTTAACTCCCTGCTGGCTTGCAGTGTGGGCACGCTGATCGGTTTAGTTGTATCGCTGCCGCTGTGGCTGGGCCTGGCGTTTCTGCTGGCGAAATTCGCGCATGAGATCGGGTGGGTGCCATGAGCGCCGGACTGGCGATTAGTTTGCACTTTCGCGCCTCGAACGTCGCGGCGAACAGCACGACGCGCCTGACGCTGATGCGGGGCGGGCTGGGGGCGCAGATCCCGCCGACGTATCGGCTCTACCCGATGGTGTTGAGCGCGGAGAGCAACGCGGCCATTCAGGCGGGCAGCGCGCTGGTGATCGTCACGTCGGACGGCACGCCGATCGGGCGCGGGCCACAAGTGACGCTGGATGCGGCGCATCAGGTGGATTCGCAGATCGTGCGCAAGAGTTCCGATTCGCTGGCCGCCACTGCGGCGTTCGGGGTTTCGATGATCACGACGGCCGACTTCGCGCCGGGCACGCTGGACTTTGACGCGATCCTGACAGGCGTGATCCTGCCGGGCCGCGCCGCCAACGTCTACCCCAAAGCCGCGCCGCGCCTGATGACGGCCGAGATCGGTTTAGTCGATGCCTTCACCGTCAATCTGACGCTCGATGTGGGCGTGACGGCCAGCAGCTACAGCGCCGGCGTCTCGATCCGGGTGGACGGCAATATCATCCCGATCGACAGCGCGATCAGGCAGGACGACGATCATCACGTGCTGACTTACGTGCTGCACAGCGCCGCCGTCGCCAATCAAACGGTCACGTGGGAATACGAGCCGGACACGGGCAGCATCGTGAGTGAAGTCGGCGGCGTGGAGTTGGTCGATGCGCTGCAAGCCGTCACGAACAATGTCGCCGAAGTGCCGCCAGAGTTTGACAGCGCGGAAGTGGGGAATGTAGACGATACGACGGTCGCTGTGACATTCGACAGCGATGTGACCGCGGCCAACTACGCGACCGGCGTGACGATTAAAGTCAATGACGTTTCACAGTCGATTGCTTCGGCCACACGCCAAACCAATCACGCCGTCGTATATTACGTGATCCCGTCTGTGATCTCAGCCGACACTGTAACGTGGGACTACAGCGCGACCACGGGGTTGATCCGCGCCGCGCTCGACGGATCGGCCTTGGCGACGGTTACGGCGCAGGCGGTGACGAATAATGTGGCACCAGCAGGTGATCCGATTGGCGATGTGCTACGGGCGGATGCGGTGGCGTACTGGACGATGAACGAAACAAGCGGGGCGCGTAATGATTCGGTGGGGAGCAATGATCTCGATCCGCAAAATATACCCGCTTCTGTTGCCGGCAAAGTTTTAAATGCCGCCAGATTTATTTCTGTGGATTCTCAATCTCTGACCGTTAGCCCATCATTCGATACGCTGGCAACTGATTTTACATGGGCATTATGGGTCAAGCTCAGAAACAAGGTAATTACACAAGATCTTGTCGCCAGAGTAAACACAGATTCAGGCGATGACGAGTATGTTATTCAGTATTCCGCCGAGAGCGACCGGATTCTATTATCGACTACGCAAGTCTCAGTAAAGGGAGATAACTATGGAAGTCCAGCCGTTGACACATGGCTGTTTGTTGTTTGCAGCTTTGAGGAAGGCACACCTATTGATACCTTGAAAATATCTATAAATAATGGGGCGGGCAATACTCAAGCCACAGAAGGAAATCAAGCGGCGGGCGACAGCGTTTTGAGCATTGGCGCGGGCGAGGGATGGGACTGGCATTATTCAGATTCAGACGTTGATGAAGTTGCATTTTGGAAGAGATTATTAACGACCGATGAATTAGCCTATCTCTACAACTCCGGCGCGGGTCGGGCGCTGTTCCCTGCGCCATGAGGATTATGGAATACCTGAATGAGCGTCTCGTCATAGTTTCCAAAGTCGCGCACACCCGCGGCCTGATTGAACAGGCCGATCGTGAAAATAGTCCCGTGACGCGCTATCACTTGCTGGCTTTGCTGGATCAACAAGAAGCCGAATTAAACGAGTATGACGAGCAGCACAAAAGGCTGGACGATGTACACGGTTGATATTCAAGGCTTGGATAAACAAATCACCCTACTCGACCACTACGATCAGCTGTGGGCGACCGAGTACGGCACGGCCATGCAAGCCAGCGTCACGCTCATCGCCGCACAAGCCAAGATCGGCGCCCCGTACTTTCGCGGCCGGCTAACGAGCAGCATGTTATCCCGCGTCACGCACGACGCGCGCGGGGTGGTGGGCGAGGTGTATTCATCGATCACCGATTCGGTCTACCCGCTGGTCATGGAATATGGCCGGCGCAAAGGCGCGAAGCCCCCGCCCGTGGCGGCGATCACGCCGTGGGTCATTGCGAAATTCGGGGATGCCTCACTCGCCTACGTCATTGCGCGCAGCATCGGCAAGAAAGGCATCAAAGGACACTTCTTTTTGAAGAGGGCTTATCAGCGCAGCCGCGCCGAAGTGATCGGGCTGTTTGAAGTGGCGACCGCCCGGCTGGCTAACAAGCTGAGCATCGGGGGGTAAGCGTGATCAAGGCATCTGTTACATTGGATGAAACAATCGATTTCTTGAATCAATTGTTCGAAATCGATCCTAATGCTCTGGCGGCACTGATCGCTAATCGTGTGCCATGCAACCAAGGTATGGCCGATCATCCTGCTGTGCAGGTTGGCAAGCAGAATGGCGGCTATCACGTCGGAATGCTCGGTATCTTAAACGGGCTATTTGGGACAGATGAACGCGGCTATGGCGCGATCATGGCCGTTTTTGATTCTGACAGCGGTGATTTGCTAAGGTTCAAACATACCGATGGCAGTTGAAAATTGGATTGACGATCTGGTAGACGTGATGGGCGGCGTGGCTGGGCACAACGGCAAGACCGTGCGCGCCTTCTACGTCTACAAAAAAGCGGAGTTTCCCGACGCGATCGCCGTGTTCCCGTGCGTGCTAACTTTCACCGATAGCATGTCACCGGAGTACAGCGCCGGCGGCCCGCTGCGCGACCATTGGGTCGGGGTGTGCGAGTTTCACTTGTTCCCTGACATCAGCCGCACACACTACCCCGAATTGATGCTGTACTTCGCGCGCATTCGCAAGGCGATGGCGGAACACATCACGCTCGGCGGCAAGGTGAATCATTTTACCCCGCGCTCGGACACGCAGTACCCGCTGCGCGGGCCGGTGCGCCTGCAGTACGGCGACGAAGCGCCGCACCTGGGGATCGTCGTGCTTTGGGAAGTCAAAGAGAACGTCAACAGCGAATTTACACCAGCGGCTTAGGCTTCACGCGCCAAGCCTTGATCTTAGGATCAATAGCACGATGGCATGAACGACAAACTGAAATCAGATTTGATAAGGCATTAGCCTCTTTGTATCGAGCAAGACCAAATGAACGAAAAGGGTTGATGTGGTGAACATCCAATTGCTTTCCAAGTTCTTTTTCAGTTATTCCACAACGCTGACAGGTGTAATTATCGCGGTGGCGTGTATTTCTGCGCTGTGCTTGCCAGTTAGGGCCATACTGGTTTCGCTTAACGCCTCCATTGTTCCAATTGAAGTTCTTATCGCCAGCAACGGCGCCACTTTCAGATTTCCATTGATAAAAGCAAGCCTTAGAGCAAAACTTGCGACGAGCAGCATGGGACTTCTTAACCTGAAATCCTTGCAGGCATTGCAGACATTTTTTAGTGATAGCCGTCGAAATATGGGGATGTCTTATTTTTGGTTTAGGATGTGCTTCAACATGCAGGTGCTCTCCAAAGCATTTGAGGGAACAGAAACGAACGCCGCGCCATTTCCCTTTACCTGCGACAATTTCCTTCTTGCAGACTTCGCAAAACTTTTGACCGATAGGTACATTACGGAGGTTTTTGACCAACGTAGACTTAGCGGCGCATTTGCGCGAACAATGATATTCAGGCCAACTTTTAAGGCACCAAAATTCATTGCCACATACAGGGCAAGTCTTATAGATGCGACACGCTTTCTTTTGGCACTCACGCGAGCAGTAAGTCTTGTCCTTGTAAGGATAGACGTAGGTACTGAATGTTTTTCTGCATTCTGGACACGTTTTTTCAATGTACATGTTGACCTCGTAGCGTTTGATACTTAGTAAAGTATAACACAATAGTCCAAAAAGGAGGACTAAGATGGGTGAAAGAATCTTCTCGCGCTATGCCTATGGAATTGAAGGAGCGAATACGCACGGCACGATCGTCAATGCGACTCACGTGCTGGTGGGGGCCGACCAGAAGGCGATCCCCGAAGACTGGAAGCCGGTTTTCCCAGAGGACAATTTGGGCATTCGGATGCGCTCCTCGCGCAGCCTCAAGTCGGAGCTGCTGGTCGAAGACTCGATCTCGATCGCGCGCATGTACTTCGAGGCGCTGCCGTTCTTCCTGCTGTGCGGATTGGCCGGGGGCGTCACCGATACAAACTATGTGTGGGACTTCACCCCGTCCTTGAATACGACCAACGATCCTGATTCCTTCACGCTGGAAGCCGGCGACGACACCCAAGCCTTCGTGATGGAGTACGGCATGTTCAAGTCGCTCAAAATCTCGGGCGACATCGATCAAGGCGGCGGTGAATCGCCTGTTAAGATCGACGCCCCCTACTTCGCGCGGCAGGTCGCCAAGCAAAACTTCACGTCCGGACTGACGCTGGGCGCCTACACCGGCATGAGCGCCAAACTCGCGCACTTGTATTATGCCGCCGACTTGAACTCGTTGGACACCAACGCCGAAGTCACCGACACGCTGCGCTCGTTTGAACTTGAATTACAGTTTGGCAACCATCCCAAATTCTTCGGCTCGGATAACCTATTTTTCGACACGCACGGCGAGGGCTTCCTGGACGCCATGCTGACGCTGACGCTGGAAGGCAATAGCGCCGTAAATGGCATGTGGGACGACTGGGACAACCAAACGTACAAAGCTGTGCGCCTGGAGATCACCGGGCCTGAGATTACCAACACCAACACCAATCACTCGTTTATCGTGGACATCTTCGGGCAGTGGGAAATGATCAAGCCGATCAACGCGGAAAGTGCGGGCAACAACATTACTCAATGTTTATTTCACGGGTTGGCCGATCCGACGCTGGTCGATTCGTTCTCGTGCAGCGTCGTGACAGACGTGAATCTATAAAGGTTGCCATGAAGATCAACATACCGCCCATCGTGCGAGACTTGCCTCTGAAAGATTACGCGCCGGAGATGAACGGGGGCGTAGTTAAGGTCTGGGTCAACCCGACCCGCGACTTTACCAGACGAATGATCGACATTAAACCGCCTACCGACGCTAAAGAATCCGATTGGAAAGACGGTATCCCGCCGCAAAACGCGGAATGGTTTGCTGAACTCTTTTCACAGGACGCCGACCCCGCAACACACTGGACGGATGCTGAACTGCAAGAAGTCTTTCAGACTGATCCGGCGCTGTGGGGCTGGCTGCAAGCGCAGGCGTGGAACTTGATCGGTGAGCATATCGCGGGCCTTGAAAAAAAACCCGCGCGGCCCTAGCCGCCGGCTCGACCGATGACCCGCTGATCGCCTCCGTGTTCATCGCGCGGCGCATCAACCAGGCGCTCGGCACGACGATCGGGCCGTGGGACGTGGGGCAGTTGGACGACGCGCTGATCGCCGTCATCGATCAGACCTTGCAATTGAGCAAGCCACCGACGCCGACCGCGCCTGAAATTGCCAGGCGCCGCGCCGAGATCCGGGCAGCCTACTGGCGGCGACTCGGCCAGCAGCCGCCAGGTTAAAAAACACGATGGCCGATTCCGTTCTCAACCTCATTCTCCGCGCTTCCAAGACTGGCACCGGCGCCGCCGACGCCAAGCGCGAGCTGCAAGCCCTGGCCAAAGAACAAGAGGCTGCCAATCGGGCCGGGATGCAAGCCACGCGCGCCTACCTGGGCATGGCGCAATCGCTGGCGCAAAACGCGAGCGCCGCCAACGTCACGCAGCAGGCCCTGGGCCGCCTGAACACGCACATGGCGGCGGGGCGCATCACCACCGAGCAGTACGCCGCAGCCGCGCAAGCGGCCATGCTCAAGACCGGTCAAATCTCCCCTGCTTCACTACAAGCCGCCGATTCAATCAACAAACTCAACGCCAACTACGCGCAAGGAAAACTGAGCGGCGAGCAGTACGCGCAAGGCTTATCGAACATTCAAGGCCGGCTGGCCGCCTCGACGCCGTTCATGGAACGCTACGGCGCGGCCCTGAAGTCGATCGCGCTGGTTGGCCTGGGCGCGCTGGCCGTGGGCTTTGTGGACGCGGCGCGCACCGCCGGCGAGTTTGAAAAGTCCATGAATTTGATCGTGGCCTTAACCAACACCACCAAGCAAGAGATCGGCGGCATGACGACGGCGGTGCTGGAGATGTCGCGCGCCACGGGCAAAGGCCCGAATGAACTGGCGCAAGGGCTGTACTTCGTCGCCTCGTCCGGCTTTGCCGGCGCGCAAGGCTTGAAAGTGCTGGAAGCCTCCGCCAAGGCGAGCGCGGCGGGCCTGGGTGAAACGAAAGTCGTCGCCGATGCGGTAACCTCCACCCTCAACGCCTACAAGATGGGCGTCGAGCAATCGACGCACGTCACCGACATCTTGATCAACGTCGTGAAAGAAGGCAAGGGCGAGCCAGCCGCTTTTGCCGGGGCGCTGGGGCGCATCCTGCCGATCGCGGCCGCGGCCGGCGTGTCCTTCGAGCAAGTCGGCGCCTCGATGGCGACCATGACGCGCATCGGCCTGAGCGCCGAAGAAGCCGCCACGTCGCTGCGCGGGGTGTTGTCCTCGCTGGAGAAACCAGGCAAGCAGGCGCAGGACGCGCTGGCTGGCATCGGCCTGAGCGCCGACGACGTGCGCAAGTCGATCCGCGACAGGGGCCTGCTGATTACGCTGCAGGACATGATGGAGCGCACGCAGGGAAACGTGGAAACGCTCGGCTTGATCATCCCCAACATTCGCGCGCTGACCGGCGTGCTGGCCACGGCCGGCAGTCAAGGCGAGGAATATGCGCGCATCCTGGGCACGATGGGCAATGCCAGCGGCGCGACCGAGACGGCGTTCAAGACGGCTTCCGAGACAATGGAGTTTAGCGCAAAGCAAACCGAAGCGAGTTTTGACGCCTTGAAGATCAGCCTCATGCAAGGGGTGCTGCCGGCCTTGAAGTCTGTCTTCGACGCACTCAATAATTTGATCGGCGCGTTCAACGCGCTGCCGGACGGCGGCAAGCAAGCGATTGAGAACCTGGCTTTGATTGCCATCGGCACCGCGCCCGCGCTGATCGGGATCAACAAACTGATCGGCGGGGTCAAAGGACTGGCCCAAGAGTTTAAGACGTTCAAGGAGATGACGTATACCGGCGACTCCGTTTTCAAATCTCTTTCGGCGCTGCGCACGCTGGAATTTGGGGCATTGGCCGGCGGCTTGTTGATCATCGTCACCTATCTTGAGAAAGTGGGCGAGGCCGCCAGCGCCAGCAGCGACAAACTGCAGGAGATGGCGCACAGCGGCGACCTGTTCAAACAGGCGGCGGCCTCGACGGAAATCCTCACGCACGGGCAAGACCGGCTCAAGGCCGCGCTCGATGGCGTGAACACGTCGCTGATTGCCGGCGGGCGCGAGTATGCCGATTACCGAGCGTCGATCGAAGCCACCGCGAAAGCGGCGGGCTACCAGATCGACGCGCAGGGAAACTTGATCAAAGTGACCTACGGCACGGCCGGGGCACAAACCCAGCTCGTTCAAAGCAACTACGAATTGACTGACTCCGCTTACAAACTGGCGCAGGCGCAGGCGCACGTCACCGAGGGCGCCTACGGGCTGAAAGGCCCGCTCGACGAAAGCAACCGCGCGCTGGAAAGCCAGAAACGCGCGGCGGATCTTGCCAAGGCGGGATTGGATGGGGTGGGGCAGTCGGCGTCTGAAGTCGCGTCAAAGCAGCGCGACCTGGCACTCGCCACGGCCAGCATGACCGCCGGCTATGCCGGGGCTGTCTCAAAAGAGATGAAAGATTACGGCGCGAAACAGGATGAATTGAAAACGAAGGCGGCTGATCTCGCCAAAGAGATTTCAGAACTTGAGCGCGTGCAAGGCCGGCAAGTCGCCACGTCGGTTAAAGGGACGCTCACGACTAATGAAGTCGCAGCGGCGCAGGCCAAACTCGCGGCAGTCACCGAAGACTTGACGCTGAAACAGCGCAAGAAGAATGAGACGGATGCCGAGTTTAATTCGCGCATGGCTGCACTACAAGTCAATGCCGACAAATTGACTGCTAAGCTGGGCAGCGGCGGCATGGGCAGCGCCATTGTCGATAACAGCAAGAAGATCGGCGAACTCAAAACCAAATACGACGAAACGACCAAAGCGATCAACGAAAACGCACTCGCGCATGACGAAGCCATGAAACGGATCGTGCTCGATATTGCCATGCAGCAATTGGCAACGGACGGCTGGACGCAGACGGAGATCAATGCCTTCACGCAAGTCGCTGTGAAGATGGGTATTTTCGATCAAGCCAGCGCCGATCTGACAAACAACGTCTTGGGCGCGACCGCTGCGCTTGCGCAGGACGGCAATATTGATGTATTCGGCAATCGCTTGTCAGGCGCACTCGATAATGCGGCGGCTTCTGCTGCGATGTCCGCAGGCATATTTGCCTCCACGATCGGCGTGTCCATGTCGGCTTTATCGGAACAAGCCGCCTTGCATGGCGGCGCGGCAGAAGCGTCATTGAACGGGATCGGCACGGCAGCGCAGAATGCCGCCAATACGATTAACACGACGCTTCCCCCCGCCTTATCTCAACCATTCCCTGTGCCGGGTACGGAGGCTTGGCGCGCGACGATGCTTGGCGTGCAGACGGACGCGCAGACGACGGCGGGCGTTATCTCAACCGCTTTAGGATCAGGCGCGGCGGCTTTGCCGGCGGTCGATACCAAAGCCTATAACGAAAGTTTGGGAGGCGCGCAAACACGCGCCCTTGAAACCGGCGCGGCGATCAGCACTTCTTTGCCGACGAGTATTGCTTTCGTCGCGCACGATCCCAGTATTCCGTTGTTCTCTAAATTGTTTAATGTCAACACTCTGCAAGTGCAGGCCGACGCCTTGACGACTTCACTTCGGTTAAAGGCCACGCTGCCGCCAATGATCGCTGCCGTAGCGACTGATCCTAATATTCCTTTATTCTCGCGTGTGTTCAATACGAGTATGACCGCCGTCCAAGCGGATTCTCAGACGACCGCCAATCAGATCAACACGACGATCCCGCCGGCCTTAGCGGGCTTGGCGAATGATCCCAATCCGGGAAAATTCGCGTCATCCTACAGCGCCAGTATGAGTGAAATAGGCACATCAGCCGCAGGCGCGCGGGATGAAAATGTTAAACTCAAGAAATCGGTTGATGATCTGAAAAGCAAAACGATCACCATCACGACGATCTACAAAACGATCGGATCGCCAGAAGGCGGCGGTGAAAGTGGCGGGGGAAGCGGAGGAAATCGCGGAGGCAGCGGGCGGCAATTCGGCGGGCCGATCCCGGCCATGCGCCCCACCCTCGTCGGCGAGGCGGGGCCGGAGTTGTTCTTCCCGGCGCACAAAGGATTTGTCATGGACAATAGCGACTCGACGCGCCTGATCGCCGCGCTCGAAAAGATCGCCGCCGGCACGGGGCGCGCCGGCAACGCCTTCAACCTGACGGTCAACACGCCGGGGCAGGCCAGCGTCCTGCGCGACTTCGCCATGCTGCAAGCCCTGGCAGGAGGATAATATGTCGTTTTGGAAAGTGAACGGAGTGGATTTTGACGCTTTGGGCCTGCACGTCTCGCGGGATTTCAGCGGGATCGGGATGCCGCCCGTGCAGCACAACTTTCAATCCTACGCGCTGCAACCGGGGGCGCTCTATCAGAACACCAAGATCCTGCCGCGTATCTTGAATCTGACGGTCGACCTGGAAGGCTCGAGCTATGCCAACATGCACACGCTGCATCAGGCGTTGTGCGCCATCTTCCAGCCGATCACGCCGTCGCTCACGCCCGAAGTGGAGTTCGAGTACACGGGCGGCGCGACGGCGATTCATGCCAATTTCAGATACATCAGCGGCCTGGAATGGCTCGGCTATGTGGGCTTTGGGCAAACCGTCCCGCTGCAATTGATCGCCACTGATCCGTTCTGGTACGAGGACGGCACAGAGTCGCACGTGCTGGGTGGAAGCGAGATCGTGCTCAATGCCAATTATGGCCTGGCGCGTCACAACGGCACATGGTATTCGCTGGGAACGGGCTTCGATGCGCCGGTGCGCGCGCTGGCGGTGGACGCCGTGCGCGGGCGCGTCTATTACGGGGGGGCCTTCACCACGGGCAACGGGATCACCTTGGACAATATAGGTTGGCTCGATCCTGACACCCTTACCTTTTCGCCCTTGGCAGGAGGCGGGTTGAGCTCAGATGTCTATTGCCTCGCCGTGGCGAGCAATGGGGACGTGTGGGCGGGGCACGCGGGCGGGTTATCGCGCTATAACTTTGCCACGGACGACTGGACTCACTTCACCGATGACCCGGTGCTGTGTGTGGCAATTGCGCCTAATGGGACGGTCTACATCGCGGGCGGCTTCACGTCGTGGCAAACCGTGACCGGCGCGGATTACATTGCGTCGTACAGCGGCGGCGCCTGGCACGCGCTCGGCACATCGCCGTTCACGTCGGGGCACTTCCCGACGGGCAATCAAGCAATGGCTTTTTCGTCAAGCGGAGTATTGTATGTAGGCGAGTACATCGTCACTGGCACCAGCGTGGCGCTGCTGCGCACGTGGAACGGCACGACGTGGGGCAGTTCGATCGGCACGGCCGGCGCAGGGGCTAACGAAATGATCTCGGCGCTGTTGTTTGTGGGCAGCACGCTCTACATCGGCGGCGACTTGGGGGGCACGTTAGGCGGGGTGTCGTGCGCCAACATCGGGAGTTACAACGGCACGATCGTCTCGGCAATGGGGGCGGGCTTGGCTGGTATTTGCGCAAGCTTGACTTGGGAAAATGGCTTGCTCTATGCGGGCGAGGCTGCACCGGGCGCGCTGGTGAAATGGTCGGGCACGGCCTGGTATCCGATCGAGATTGAGATCGATCTGGGCGGCGACCCCAACGCCTTAGTCGTGGCGTCACTCAACGGAGATTTGTTCACCGGCTTTTTTGCGGCCGGCACGGCCACCATCACAGGCTCAGGCGCGGTCACGCCGACTTCGGACGGTCCAGTGTTTCCGACCATCACGTTGACGCTGGCCGCGAGCACGGCGCTGCTCTCATCGATCACGAATGAGACGACCGGGCACGTGCTCAACTTCACCTTGACGATTCACGCCGGCGAAACGATCGTCATCGATCTAAGCCCCGGCAAAAAGACGATCACGAGCACGCTGTACGGATCGGTCCTGAACACCCTCACGCCGGGATCAGACCTGGGCAACTTCTGTTTGCTGGGCGGGGTGGAAAACTCGATCGCCATCGTGTCGGATAATCCGGCTCTCGTGGCCACGCTCTCAGCGCCCATCGCTCACCTGAGCGCGATAGGAGCTTAGCCCATGAGCGCCTCCGAACTGATCGCCGCCTCGGTCGAATATGACCTGCGCCTGATGACGCCGACCAACGAGCCGCTGGCCTCGCTCGACCACGCGCTGTCCTTTGAGTACACCAACGTCGTCAACGATGTGGGGCGCTGCTCGATCGTGCTGCCGCACAACTTCGATCCGGCGTTGATCACCAAGGACAATCATCTTGTGATCTGGCGCAAGGCCCCATACAGCACCTTGCAGCAGGACTTTCACGGGCTGCTGACCTGGTGGAAGTGGGCCGACGACGAGCAAGGCCGCACCACGCTGCAGATCGCGGGGCCGTCGCTGAACACGCTGCTGCACCGGCGCATCGTGGCCTACGCGGCGGGCGAGCCGCAATCGTCCAAGACCGACTACGCCGACGATATGATGAAGCAGATCGTCGGGGAAAACATGGGCATCTATTCCGATCCGTCCCGCACGCTGGCCGGCCTGTCCATGTTCGCCGACGAGAGCGCCGGGCCGCTGCTCAGCAAGGGCTTTGCCTGGGAGAACGTGCTGGACATCCTGAAAAAGATCGGGGATGCCACGCGCGCGATGGGCAGTGAAATTTTCTTCGCCTTGAAACCGATGGAGCCGGGGTTGTATTTTCACTTCTACACCTACCCCGGCCAGCCGGGCACCGACCGGCGCAGCACGTCGGCCGCGCCGCTGCTGCTGTCGAAAGAAATGGGCAACCTGCGCACGCCGTCGCTCACCGTGGACTATGACGCCGAAGAGAATTTCATCTACGGAGCCGGACGCGGGGAGGGCTTGCTGCGCCGCGTCGTGACGACGGAAGACACGACGCGCAGCGGGGCCAATCCGATGGCGCGCAGCGAAGGCTTTGCCGACGCGCGCAACGAGGCCGATAGTGACGCCAGCGTGCTCGCCGCGGCGCAAGCGGCCCTGACGGCGGGCCGGCCGGTGATCCGCTTTGAAGGCTCGATCATCGACCAGCCGGGGTCGCGCTACGGGCTGGATTGGATCGTAGGCGATCGCGTCACGGCGAGTTACGCCGGCATGACGTTTTACGATTGCCTGATCCGATCGGTGCACGTGAGCGTGAACGATCAAGGCGCGGAAACGATCGATGCCAAACTGGAATGGGCCAATGCCACCGAATGAGATGGATCCGCTGCTGCGCAATATCGCGGGCATGAAGCGCGAGATCGAGCGCCTCAAGCGCGTCGAGAGTATCGGCGACGCCGTGCCAGGCGGCGGGGGCGGCGGCGTGACGCTGGGTAACAACATCTATCTGTGGCCGTGTGACGGCGGGCCGATCGTGCAGTACGCGCCAAACGAGGCGGGGCTGACGACGGCCTTGAGCGCCGCCGTAACGGGTGATAGCGTGATCTTGCCTTCGATCGCCATTGCACTGACGGCGGGGATCAGCGTGCCGGCGGGCGTGGCGCTCGTTGGCATCAGCCACAATGCGCTGCTTTCATTCAGTGGATTCAGCGGGACAGCCATCACACTATCCGAAGGTTCTCTGGTAGAGGGCTTCGCTGTCGATATGGTGAGCAACGGCACGACGGCGATCGGGATCAATGCCGAAGTTGCCGATGCAGTTGTCAGCGATATGGATGTAACCGCCTCGGGGGGGAGCACCACGAATATAGCGATCGGCGCTGGCGTGACTATTGTGCAAGACGAAATATGGGTAGCGGGTGGAAATGAGACTACCCATGCTGATCCTTTTATCGTGTGGTCGAACTATACCAGAAACGGCGCGCGTGTGTGGGAGTCCGTTGCGTCAATTCCTGCCGGAACTTTGCTTGAATTTGTAGTCGCCGATGACGGATCTGCAATTTACGCTATGTTCGAATTAGCACCAACCCAGCAGGCCATTTATCGCTGTCTCAACCCGAAAGCCTCTTCGCCGACGTGGACGGCAATCGCTTATGACGGATTTGACACGGGCATTGGCGAAATTGTAACTTACTTCGATTACACATTAGGGCCCATGACGATCAGCGGAACAACATTGATCACGACGGCGAGTGTCGCACCAGGGCCGCATGAATGGGTATATGGCGAGTACAACGGGCACGCCTGGACGTGGACATCAGAAGCAAACGCAAATATGTTTCGACCGCCAGCGGTCGGGTTTGATTCATGGTGTGATTCTTCTTTGCAGTTGTTTGACGGAAACCACAATTTTATCGAGACGTTTCCTTTTACTACTGTCGGGCCTAGTGGTGAGATTTGGCATCGCACGGGGGGTTATCGGTACGTTAAAATGGCCGCGGCGGGGCGGGTCATTCTAAGGATTGCGACTGTTTCAAGTATCGACTTGGGAGCTTGGTCGGGCCAGATGGATCTCATGACGCGCGTGCGCGGCGCACATGCGGGGCCACAAGTGTACTGCGTGAGCGGCAGCGATGCGGGGTTATATCTCTCAGACGATGGAACGACGTTTTCAAACATTGCGACATGGGCGGCGGGTTGGATAGAAGATGACAGACGGGCAGGCGGGGGAAATTTGATTTGGATTCCGATCAGCATCGCCAATGGCGCAACGATGGGCAGGCAGTATGATCGAGCGGGCAATATAGTAGACGACTTAACAGGCACGGGTGCTAGTGGGTTCTGGACCGCCGCAGGTGCGACGGAAAAAAACATCGTCGGTATTGGAATCGTCTATGTCTGAGCCATTGATCCGCAATACCCGTGCGACCGCCACGGGAACAGACGCCATTGGTATCCAAATTGTCGAGCGAGCCGCCATATGCAACAGCACAGCGCGCGGCGACGTGAGCGATCTAACGCTCGATGCCGGCGCGGAATTAAGAGCGGATAATGTAGATTATCGGAACTCAACATTTGGCGCAGGCGCGATGATCGAGCCGCTGCGCGGCGATCGAGCCGTGTGGGATGTGGACGGCTACGCCGATCGGCACGCCAGCGACATTGATGATGCGAGTTACATTTATCACCTCGGACCCGGCCAGGCGGCGCTGCTGCACGACCCGGTAACGCTGGGGGCAGGGAGTGACGCGGCACTGGCACTAATCGGGCAAGAATTGACGCTGACGCTGCCCGCTGAACATGACCCAGTAACGCTGGGAGCGGGAAGTGATGCAGCCCTTTCCATCAGCGGTCAAGAGTTGACGCTGGCCGATGTGCTGACGCCGACAGAACACACGGCGATCGGAAACTCATCGCCTCACCACGCGCCAGTGACATTGGGCGGTGGAAGTGATGCGGCGCTGGCGTTGAGTGGTCAGGAGTTGACGCTGACACTACCTAGTAGCGGGAAATATCGGCAATTCACCTACACAGTCAGCGGCGGAGATTTTACATTCATCATCGACGGTGCAGGAAATCCGGTAATGGCGCTGCAAGATTTGGAGTGAAAGATGGCAGGCACAAACTTTGAAGATTTGATTCTACGCGACATTACAGCGAATCGGCCAGCGGCAGGCGTGCCCGGTCGTCTCTTCTATGATACAACCCTGAGCAAACTTGAGCGCGACAATGGCGCATCGTATGACGACGTAGCCGAAACAGCAGGCGGAGCTGGCAGCGATACGACCGCGATCCATGACAATGCAGCAAGTGAGATCAGCGCTGTTGCGCCCAAAGCGACGCCCGTCAGCGGCGATTATTTGCTGATTGAAGACAGCGCCGATAGCAACAACAAGAAGCGCATAACCATCGGAACTCTTCCGGCAAGCGGCGTGGGGCTAGTATCCACCCTGATGTTTACGATCGACGGCGGCGGTAGCGAGATTGCTGACGGCGTGAAAGGCGACATGCTGGTAGACTTCGCCTGCACAATCAATGCCTGGACGCTCTTGGCGGATGCCAGCGGAGCGATTAAGGTCGATATATGGCGGGACACCTACGCCAACTATCCGCCGACCGACGCCGATAGTTTGACAAACGCTCACGAGCCAGAGATTGCTGCTAGCGGAGTAAACGCGCAGGATACCAGCTTGGGTGATTGGACTAGCACAGCAATTGTCGCGGGCGACATCCTGCGCTTCAACGTGGATTCGGCCACGACCATCACGCGCTGCCTCGTGGCGCTGAAAGTGACACGGACATGAGCGAATTGCGAGGCAGTGCTACACTGACGGTTAGCGGAGAATATGACGGATCATATCTTAAGGCGAACGCGGTCGATGGGAATACATCAACAGAATGGGCGTGCTCAAGCCAAGGAAGCGCCGCATGGATACAATTTGACTGGGGGTCGCCTGTAACGATTAGAGAAATTCGGTTGTTAGCGAGACCGGGGGACGTGTGGGGTATCCCAAAATTTACATTTAGTGACGCAAGCTATGCGGCTGGTATACCCCCGCTTAATGCAGCCGGAGATGTCACCTACGTTTTGCTTTGTCCGAAGACAACGACGTCGCTTAGAATCAGCGTCGAAACCGATCAAATTTCTGGCTACGCAACAGCCGCGGGATCAAATACCGGATTCAAGGAAATCTATATTAATGATGCCTATTCTGGAACGCCGCCCTCTACCGATTTAACAGTACCCAGCTATCTGTCGGCAATCGGTTCGACCGTTGCATACTCAAAATGGTTAGTTTTAGATGGCAACACCGGCAATGAATGGGCCAGCAACAGTGCGGGTTCCGGCGCGTGGATCCAGTGGAACTATACTGCCGCGGTGTATATCGAGTCAATCCAATTGCGCGATCGATCTGGTGGTGAACGTTGGGGCTATCCGCGTTTCACTTTCGACGATGCGTCTTACGAGGATGGCGGTGTGGTCGTGGGCCAAGGCGGCTACACGACTTACACGCTTGCCATCCCCAAAACATCAACCTCATTGCGTGTATCCATTGCTTCGGGATCGTCAGGGAGCAATATCGGATTGGCTGAAGCAATTGTCACGGGCAACGTCACGCCGCCAGGCGGAGGCGGGGCGCGCATCAATGCCACGGGCGTACAGGTGGTGGGCTGACCAATAACAGCGCCACTCCGATGAGCGCCATAGGCCACGCGGCGCCGACTTGCCACATGAGCGCAACGCACAACCAGGAGATCGGGATTAGCAACAATGATAAAACGCGCGCAGAAAATCTTCGTGTTCTTTTTGGCGGCGCTGCTGGCGGGCATTACGCTGGCGTATTTTTTGGTGGGGATGCTGGCGGGGAAGTGACCTCACCCCCCACACTCCCGCAAGGAGCGCGGGACCTGCGGCCTCTCCTAAATGGAGAGGGGAGGCGCTACGCGCACCCGGGAGCGCCAAGCGTCTCGCCCCTACGGGGATACGAGAAAACGAGGCCGGCCCGCAGGAGGTGAACCGTTTCAGCGGCGTTATCACCTCGCGCGGGCCGGATGTTCGGGTGGAACACGTTGGCCTCCGTGCCGGCCCAGCCCCTCTGCTCTCTGGCGGGTGCTCGGGCTGGATCCATTATATCCGTTTCCGTGTAGGTGTCAATAGTACACTAATTATGTTTGCGGGGGAATGGAAGCGGATTTTACAGGATTATAGGATGACAGGATACCTAACCCCTCGGGGATCGCCTGGCGCGGTTCTCGCGCTGATAGGCGCGGTAGGCGTCACGCTCTTCGTCGGTCAGGTCGGCCATTTTTCCGTGGCGTAATTTCTCCATCGCTCGATGCAAGACGCCGCTGTGTTTGCGCGGCCGTGACAATTTCTCGCGTGCCGCCGGTGTTAGCGCCGGATTGCGCCACAGTCCCCGCGCCACTTCGCGCAGCCGGCCCAGCCTCGATCGCCGCGCCTGTTCCGCGCCGGTCGGTGGATTGATCTTGGCCGGATTCTGCCACTCACCCCGCCGCACGTGCTCGCGCTGTTCCTCCGCGCGAATCGGTGCACCGGCGCGGCTGTTGGCCGTGTTGCGGCAGTCCGTATCCGGGCAGTAGAGGCGCGGGCCGCGCCGCGTGTACCACTGCTCGCGCGGGATGGGCGCGAGGCAGAGGTCGCAGATGCCGATCGGCTGCTGTTTTGGTTTCATCGTGACTCTTCCATTGCTCGCTCGATCAGGGATCGAATCTGTTCAGAAATATCCCCACGGCGCTCTAACCATGTTTTGTAATCTGGCGGAACGGTGGCGCTGATGCGTATCTGCCGACCTGAACCAGCCGCCGGGGGCCGGCCAACCGGCCGCTTATATTCCTCTGGGCGCGCTACTCCCATGAAAAAACCATTCATCGATTCGATCAGCGGTTCGGCGGCATCCAGCGTGACGGCCAGATCGTCAGTGTCATGAGCCTGCCGGGCGTTTTTCAGGAGGGTATCGAGTGGCACGATTTTTTCGTCGTACAATTCACGCGCGTTCGAAACATCGGTCAGTTCCTCGGTGAGATACCGCTGCTGTTTCTGAAACGAGGGCGAGGCGTGATGCTCGTCAAATTTCATATCCTGCGCGCGCCCGAATTGCGCGGCGTTACGTTCGGCGTGAACCAGTTCGTTGTAGAACCAGTTGCGCCAATTCTGCCAGCGGATTTGCAGGCGGTTCAGGTCAGGTACAGCGCCATCGAATTTCTGTTGTTCCTGATGAATGGCCGCCAGGCGTTTAGATTCGGCAACATCAGATGCGATCCGGTCATCGAGCCAGGTCTGGGCCTCGGCCTCGGTGTCACGGCGTGCCAACTGGCGATCGGCCTGATCGCGGACGATGAATTTACCTCGCTGCGTTTTTTGGATGTGGTAGTTAACCATGATAGGCTCCTAGCATTTGCAGTGTAGATCGCAGTAACCACAATCGAGGTGAACGGGTCCCTCGCCACAGCGCGGGCAGGGTTCCCACAATTGCCCGCCACCATTGCGGCGCTGCTGGCGCATGGTCTGGGGCAGGGTAGCAGCGACGGCGGTTTGATATTCTGCGTTGGTCAACGTCGAGGAGATCTGCGCGGCCTGCGCGCGGATGCTGGAGGGTTCCAGCTGTAGCGCCTCGCGGTAGGCATTGGCGGTGGCCTCGCACTGCATGTAGTGCAGAACATCGAACGCGCCGACGGCGTGCATCTCAATCATGTCTGATTCCATCTGCTCTACAACACGCTCGTACTGCTGGCATGTTGCCTCTCCGGAGCCCAATTGGCGGAGCAATTCCCGGACAGCCGTGGCGTGAGTAAATGGCGTGTTGTTCGGGGGGAACACCTCAAATTTATGGCACAGATCGTTCTCCGCGTTGAACCAGTCCAGTTCGCCTGTTTTTTCATCGCGGATTTTAGCGCAATAGCACTCGCTGATTTCCCCCCAAATCCTCTCTACGACAGTGCCGCGAGTGGAATACTCGCGATCGTACACAAATTTCCAGGCAAACACGTAATCACCCGCTGATACCATAACGGCGTTGGGGTTCATGATTTCACCTCGAATTGAAATTTTGATGTTCGGTGCCGAATTTCGCCATAGGAATGATGGCGCCACTGACCCTGATCTCCGCCGTTTCGTTTGGCGTTGCTCAGTTGGTCAATCACCATCGATGCTGTTCCACGGGGTAGGGTGTTGAGGTCTGATTTGATTTCGATGTTCAAATCTGACGCGAGGCGCTCAATCATTGCGTACTGTTTCTCGGTGATCGCCAGTTTCCGCCAGGCTGACCCCCATTCGTATTTCTGTAGATCTGGATTGTATGCCATTGCTGCGCCTCGTTTGTTTGATAGTTGAATTGTATCATACACAATTTAGAATGTCAATAGGTAATTGCTTTCTCTCACCTTTTTGATAGGTTGTGTTCTATTTTGTTCTATAGAAAATGTGTTCTAGTGTAGATGGAGATCCGATGGCGTGAGCGCTGGCGGCGGCTACGCGGAGATCGCGCCGGCCGGCGAGGTGGAGCGGCGCGGCGTACCAATCCGCGCAAATGCCGCGGCGTCGACCAACAATGTACGCTGCGTGCTGAGCGAGTGAGTAGCGCGATAACCGGATGCGGAAGATTTGATCGTGGCGAGTTGGCGCGTGATGATGTGGCACGCCGGCCACCCCGCAGCGCCGGCCGACCTATCCGGGCAGGGCGCTGCGCGCGGAAATCCGCGTGCGACGATCGAAGAAAAATTATCTCCGTCGATCGGGCGCGTGTGCGCGTGTGTGGAGGGGTGGGGTTGCGGGCCGTTTGAGCGACACACAGCACACGGCGCACACAGGAAAAGTGCTTAAAAACCAGGGACACACGGAGGTATTCCGTGTGTTGTGTGTCGGTTTTGAAATCCTGTGTGTTGGCTGTGTGTGGCCCTGTGTGTTGGAACTGATTTAACAGCGCCCAGGCGTCCCGCCTCGCTCCGGTGGAGCGAGGAAACGGGAGGATGCACACGCGTAGCGTGAATAGGATGTAAAGCCGTGTGCGGGCCTGTGTGCGGCGGACCCCCTGCTGGAGTGCGATCCCATTTCGCACACGCAGAAACCCCTTAGAAACAAGCCACACACAGAGATCTTCATCACGCCACTTCGACGGCCTCTTCGCCAACGCTTTCCGCCGCGAGCCAGGTATAGCGATCGTGGATGGCGTGCAGCTCTTCCGTGTTCCAGCGCCCATAAAACTCATACGTGGTCTGCACCTGGCGGTGCCCCAGCACGTGCGCCACGTCGCTCAGGTCGGCGTGCCGGGCCAGCGCGGCCCGCGCCCAGCCGTGGCGGAAGGAATGCGGGTTGTGCCGGCCGTTGACGCCGGCCTGCCCCGCCAGCCGATCGAGCAGGGCGTGAATCCCGCCGGGCTTGAGGGGCGTGCGTTTCTGCCCGATGAACAACTCGCGGCAGGGCACGGCGGGCCGCTCCAACAGATAGGCGCGGATGGCTGCGACGGTGCGCACGGTGAAAAGCAAAAAGCGGGTCTGCTGTTTCTCGATGACGATGGCCTGCTGCCGATCGAGGTCGAGGTTATCGAGCGTGATGGCGCACAGGCCGCCGGCGCGGCAGGCGCTATCGGCCAGGATGCAGACGATCGCGTAGTCTCGTGACGAGGAGAGGCGGGCTGTTTCGAGGATTCGATCTTTATCAGATTGGCTGACGGCCTTGGGCGGCTGCTTGGGCAGCGGAGGCAGTTTGAGTTTACGCGCGGGACTGGACGCGATGAGGCCGCACTCGACGCACCAATTGAAAAACGAGCGCCAGGCGCGGACGTAACCGCGCAGGGTGGCCGGGGCCAGGGGCTTGGCGAGGGGGGGCCGGCCGGAGGGGTGATCGATGTACTGCGTCTTGCGGTTGGCCAGGGTCGCGTAGGTGGCTTGCAGATCGAGCAGGGTGACAGAATGGATGTTCTGAGGCAGGGCTTTGAGAGGAGCGAGGCGCTTGGTGTACCAGGTGATTGTCTGGGGTGAGCGCAGGGTGATCAGGGAGGTAAGGTATTGGTCGATGTCATCCGTGAGCACGGCAAGGGTATTATAGGCGCATCAGTAGTCGGGCGGGTTACGGTTCGGTTGGGATTGTGTTGTTGTGCGTCTGATTGATAGGCGGGTTGGCGATCGATTACAGGATCATTTCTGAGTGCAATCAAGTTGCGTTACTGCGCTTTCTGGATGGGATGCACGCCCCAATTCCAGACGATCGAGACTTCATCCGGCCCGCTGGAAAAGCGCAGGCGCTCGATCCCGATAAAGAGCCAATGAAACAAGATCACCCCGTGGGTGTTCCTCTTCTCACAGGAAATGTAGAGCCACGGCAGGCGAGAATGCTTCAGGTAGTACGTCGAGACGCTTTTTTGCTTGCGGTTGATAATAGTGAATGGCATAGCTATCTCCTTACTTTAACCGTGACAGATCGAATGAGTAGGCGAGTTTCGCCTGACGTTGCTCCCCGCTGAGATCGCCAATATAAATCAGCGTGGTCTTGGTGTCGGCGTGTCCGAGATTCTGCGAGATGGACAGCAGATCGAGGCCGGTTTCGTATTGCCGGCGCGCATAAGTGCGGCGCAAGTCATGCGGCCGCACCGTCACCGGCCGGCCATCTTTGCCGCTGACCGGATAACGCTTCACAATATCCTCGACGGCGCGGACCGACAGCGCTCCCCGGATGTTTCCTTTTCCCTTCCAGAAGGCGCGCAAGACTTGCCCCGCTTTGATATTCGCTCGGGCCAGCCAGCGATCGACCACGGCCAAAACCCACACCAGGTCACCGTACGGCACCAAGCGCTCTTTGGCGCCCTTGCCCGAGCGCACGTGCAGCGCCAATTTTCCACTGAGGGTCTGACGCAGATCTCCGACATTGAGGGCGCACAGTTCCGCCTCACGCAGACCGGTGCACAACAGGAGCGAGATGACGCAGGTGTCGCGCAGCGCCGGCAATGTCTCGGTGCCGGGCGCGTGCATCAGCGCTTCGGCCTGAGCCTGGGTCAGGCGCACGTGCGCGGCATCCGGACGGTCCTGGGAGATGATCTGCTTGACGGGCGCGATGGACGGATCGAGTGAATTGGCCAGGCGAGTGTAATACTCATCGAGCAGGGCGCGGCGATTGGCCGGGGAGTCGTCCTGACCCAGCCGGCGCAGATCGTCGCCAAGCCGGTTAAGCCACTGCGCGCGCAGCGCATTGTCCGACATGAGACCGCGATAACGGGAGCGCACCGAGGAGAGATGTGCCGAGACGGTGGCCGACGAAAAGCCGCGATAGCTCGCCAGGTGATCACGGTAGGCTTTCAGGTCGAGATCGTACCAGGGTTTCCCGCGGTCGGTTTGCCATGTGGAGAAAAGCGCCAGGCGCGAACGCATATGTTTGTCGGCATCGGCGGGGATGAGAAACGTCTTGAGTTTTTCGACAGATGGGACGGTCAGCGCGTTCAAGTTCACCTCCATTGATTACTGCGGATACCGTGGATTCCACGCAGTGATTTTAGCATGTTTAGCACGGATGTTCGATAGATTTCCAGCGCGCATTGAGCGTGGTATACCAGCCTGGCTGGATCGGGTGGCGTCTCATGATCAGATCGTCGTTAAGTTTCACCAGGCCCCGGCGCGGCATACTGATCGTGGAATCGTCGCGCTGATAGATCTGTCCCATCCACCAAGCAGGCGTGCGATGGCCGGCGGTGCGACTGCGCCAGGCCGTTATCACACGGCCGGCATAGACCTCATCCTGTCCGAGCATCGATCGCACAAACTCAATGGCCTCAGCGCGGTCGGGCGTGTAGAAGGAAAGTTCCAGGGCAGTTGACCAAGCAGCGGGCTCGATAGGCATAGGCGCACCTAGAATGTTCGAGAGGTCTACCCTACAGCGACCAAGACCACAAGCCCAGCGCGCCGCGGGCCGGCACGGGCTGATCGAATAGTTTCACGTCGTCCAGAATCCAGCCAATCGGGCCAAAAAACCACTTATCGTCCAACAGGGAGCCTAGACACGGGCTCAGACAAAATCCATTTCCTTTTTCGTTAATCCATCCCACCACTTTCGCCGTAGCGACGATTACACTACGCGGAAGGTCATGCTCAACACGCACGCCGGCGATTTCAAATATTCCATCATATCCAAACGGATCATCTCTGGCGCTGGCATGCAGGGCAATCGTCTGACCGAGGAGTTTCTGTGGCGGTGACCACGTGCGATTTTCAATCCGCTTATCGAGATGGGTGATGGCATAGAGCCAAGGTTGCTTGATGGATAAAGTTTTCATTAGAAAGTATCCTTCTCATCGTCTTCGTCTGGATCATCCTGGTCTTCACCCCCGCCCGGCTTCTCGAATGGCTGGCCCTGTGATCGTTCGGGGAGCGCGCGCAAGCCGGCGATCTCCTGCTGGTAGCGGTCAACCATCTTCTCAAACTGCTCGCGCGTGACGAGCTCGGGGCCGTATACAACAATCGGCTGGACCTTGAGCGCTTCCGCCTTCGCCACTGCTACGGCTTCGCTCACATAGGTAATGCCGTAAATGGCTCCCGGGCCATATTCGACTGTGTAGGCCGGGTAGGCGCTGGTGGCCGGCACGTCGATGCGCAAGAGCGGGAAGAGGCTGGTCTCTTTCGTGATCCGGCCGGCGATCGTCTTGTGGCCGAAGAGTTCGACTACGGCCCACGGGCTGACTTGTTCTTCGTTCATGTTAGGTTCTCCTTGGATTGATTTTGGTTGCTTTTCGAGCACGGGCAGACACATAGGTCTGCCCCTACAAATTACCGCAGCAGCTCGGCATTGATGGCGACCAGGGCATTCTCCCCGGATCCGTTGAAGGTGATGTAGCGCCGGGCGCGCAGATCGGCGAGGGGTTGGTTGAATCCTCCGCCGCTGGTGACTTTCAACTTGCACAGCATCGCCAGTTTGGCCTTGCTCATGCCGTTCGGGAAATCGGGATACTCCGCCACGAGGATGCGGAAGATTTTCTTGGCGGTGCGCGAGACGCGCGGATTCTCTTCGACCTGCTGCTCCATGCGCTTGACACGGTTCATCGGCGCGAAATAGAGTTCGGTTACGGTGTCTTTGATTTCGCTGCCATTCACCAGCGCCTGTCCCTGCTTGACGAGGCTGCCGACATATCCCTCGAATTGCGCCAGGCGCGAGCGCGTCTCGGCCGTGGCGTTCTGCACCGCGATTTGGACCCGGTGCTCGATCTCTTCGTCGGTGACGGTCTGGGCCTGCGCCGTTTCGAGGGCCGTCGATAGATTTTCGACCTGGCGCTCCAGCGCGGTGATCTCACGCTGCCTATCGCGTGTGTCGTCTTTGGCGGACGCCGGCCGGGCGCCTTTGACCTCCGCCGCTGCCGTGAAGCGCGCGAAGGACTTGATCAACTCGTCGGTGTTGACGGCCTGCGCGATCGCGCCGGTCGGGACCGTCTCTTCCGCCGCGCGGTCGGCGTCGTAGTGGAACGTCTGCCGCGGCGCAAATTCCACCTGCGCAAACTCCTCCAGCCATTCGGGCGACCAGACGAAACCGGAGCCGGTCTTCAGGCGCGCCAGGGCATCGACAAATTCGTCGGCCCGTTCTTCCTCGCCCTTGGCCATGACCCACTCGCGCGCCGCCTTCTTTCCCTGCGGATCGACCAGGCGCATGACGATCAGGGCATCGACCTGAGAAACCGTGTCCTTGTTGGTGGTCTGCAGGCGCTGGCCGATCGCGGTCACGCCGATGCCGTGATTGCGGCCCAACCGCACGAGGCGATCGACGGCGCCGAAGACCGTGGCGTTCTCGCCAAAGATGCGCTGCGGGATAAATTCCGGCGCCTCTTCGATGACCACGTGCACGGGCAGCCGGTTGATCTTGAAGAGCTCGTCGCAGAAGTCGGCGACGATTTTACGCCAGGTGTTCTTGCTCTCAAACGAAAGATCGACCACGGTGGGCACGTGCTTGTCGGCGACGTAGCGCGCGATGGCGGTGCCCATGTTCGGCTCGAGCGCGACCTGGCCATGCTGTCCGCCCAGGATGGCGATCGGAAAGCCGGCCCCCCGCCCGTCGGCGCTGAGGCCCAGATCCCACCAGCGGCCGACGGGATCGAGGATGACGACCGGCACTTGATGCTTGAGCAACTGCTCGACCCACAGGGCGGCAGTCCAGGTTTTGCCGCTGCCTTTCTTGCCGAAGATGCCCAGCGTCTTGGTAGCCGCGCCGGCGAGCGGGATGGTGAACGGCTGCTGAGTGGTCACGTCCAAGCCAAGGTTAAGATTGCGATCAGATTTCATCCCACCAGATGACGGGGATTGTTTCATGGGGTAACTCCTGAGATGTGTTTTATTTGATGCACTTGGGACAGCGTTTTTGATTGGCCCGCTGCAGCTCATAACGTCCATGCATCTCGCACACGCGCCACAAGCGGATGCGCCAAGGACTATTGACGCGGATGCTCACGCCGATCGTTTCGCCGGTGAGTTTGAAAATTCGATCGGTCATCAGGCGCGACAGGCCGGCGCGCAAGTCGGGCAGCCAGGGCCGGTGCCCGTGCTCCAACTGGCTGATGTATTGCTTGCTGTATGGATCAGCGCGTCCAGCCTCGGAGGTTTTTGCCAGCGCCTCGCCAAGGTCTTTCAGGGTCAGGCCGAGCCATTCCCGAGCCGCTTTTCCGTCTTTCACGGTGCGCAAGGTGGTCAGCAGGCTAGCTGACCGTAGTTGACTACTTGCGACACCGTGAAAAACTATCGTAGCGTCTTCGTTTTTATTTCCGCGGGAATGGTGCGGAGCTGTCAATTTGGCTTTCTTTGGCATATCAGGGCCTTCCAGGGTGTTTTTGCGTGTTTCGACTAATATCGTCAGCCAGGCGCGTGATGATCTCGATCACGAGCTGGGCCTTCCACAGGTCGACGGCCTGGCCGGCGCGTATCTGCCGCAGCGTGGTCAGAAAGCTCGTCACTTCGTCCGGCGTAGCGATGGCATAGAGCGCATCGAGCGCCTGACCGTCTAAGGCGGGAGGATCGGCAGAGACAAGATTGAGTTGGTCCGCCATGTTAATGCACCGCTTCTTTTTGCTAGACCCAGCCCACGGCCTTGCGCAACTCGCTCCCGATCAGGCGTGAGGCATTGGCGCGCGCCGGCTTGTGCAGCCAGCCGGCCGCTTCCCACTGCTGGGCCAGGTCGCGCAGGCTTTGCGGCGCGGTCAGGGTGCCGTAAAACTCGCGGCTCAATTCGCGCAGTTTGAAATAGCCGTCGCACTCATTCAGCGCCCAGCGCAGCATGTCGCGCTGATCGTCAGTCAGCACGATCAGAGCGGCCTGCCCCTGCGCAGCATCCAACGTCTGTGGACTGGTTGCGGCGCGCAGCCGATCGGTGACGGCATCGAGCAGATCATCGTCCACGTAGTACGCCTGCCCCTCGATCAACTCAGATGCGCCGGGCAACTGCGCCACGAAGCGGCCGGGGATATTCGGCAGCCGGGCGGCGTCGCGCTTCCCCTGCCCCAGCACGGCCTCGCTCTGCCACACGTCCGTGCAGCGGAAGGACAGGCGGATACTACACTGTTGGCGCAGCGCCGAATCGACGATCTCGGCTTTGGGTGACTGCGTAGCCAGGATCAGGCGGATGCCATAGGAGGCGGCTTTGTTGACCAGGCGCATGAGCACCGGGATATAGGCGCGGCCAATCTCCAGCGCCAGATCGACAAACTCGTCGATGACCACCACCAACAGCGGAAGATGCTGGCCGGTGCGGATCTGGTACTGCGTGAGGTTGCGGGCGGTGGCGGCCTCGAACAACTTGCGCCGGCGATCCATATCCGCGACGACGTCGTTGATCAAGCGCATGGCGGATTGTGACTCGGCCGCAATCGGCGCGTAGAGATGCGGCGTATTGTGCCAGTGCACGAACTCGCCTTTCGGATCGACGATGACGAGCCTGATTTGCTCCGGCGTATTGAATGAGCACAGCGTCACCAGCGCCGCTTGAATCCAACTGCTCTTGCCGGTCTGCGTGGTGCCGGCGATCAGCAGGTGATTGGGCTGCGCGAGATCGAGCAGCTGCGAACCGGTGCCCGTCACGCCGAAGGGGATGCTCAATGCACGCTCCGGCGGGTGCGTCAGATCGAGTTTGACGGACATGGGCAGAGTGACACGCGGCGCGGGCGCGACCAGGCGCGGGGCCTTGAGCTGCACCAGATACCAGAACCCGTTATCGCGCACGGCGTAGACCGGCCGGCCATTGACGGCCAGGCTGAGCTTGGCGAGCGTGTCACGCCCGACCAAGGTTACTTTGCCGTTTTCGTCGGGAGCGCCCAGCGCGTGCAGGGGCAGGTGATGCAGGCCGTAGCGGTCGAGTTCCAGGCCGGCGTACAGCGCCTCGCGCTCGCGATCCTCAAAGTAGGTCCAGCGCGAAATGCGCAGCGCTTGCGGGGAGCGCGGATCTTCCTGGAAGATGTGATCGAGCGTGCCGAGCACGGCGCGGCCAAACGTGCCTAGCACAGTCAAGGCGGTGGTTTGAGTGGTGATCTGGATTGAGTTCATGAAATAATCCCCGTATCTTGGTGGGATGCGTCACCGTTCCCTGTGACAATCCCATGAATCCGATCGAGCACCCCTTGATCGGTGACGACTTCCGGCGCGGCATTGGGCAGGCGTGCCTCCATCTCCCCGCGATCAGGTGCCGGCCCGGCCGCACGGGTGTGTTCCTCTACGATCGTCACCGGGTTGCGCAGCGTGTGGAACTGGCGGAAGATAAACAGCGCCGTGCAGGCCATGATCAGCACGTCGAAGCCCATCAAGACGATCAGCGTGTTGGTCTGGTCGCGCTGCTGGTGCAGGTCGTTGATCTGATTGGTCAATAGGATGATCGTGGCGGTGCTCTGCGCGCTGTTCTGCGCGATAACGGCATCGCGCTGCGCGTTGCCGGCTTGCGCGCGGGCCAGGGCCTCGAGCACCACGACCATGCTCCGCTGCGCTTCGGTGACGCGCTGCTGCTCGGCTTGCAGGATCGCCCCGGCCCGATCGCGCGACTGGATCGACTGGTCGGCTAGCGCGCGAGCCTGCGTGGCCAACTCGACGGCCTGCGCGGTCTGCTGGAGTTGCAACTTCTGCGCGGCTTGATCGGCTACGGCGCGGGCCTGCGCTGCCTGGGCTGCGGAGGCGGCGTACTGTGCCTGCGCCGCGGCGAGGCCGGCCTGGGCGCTGGAGAGTTGCGCGGAGGCGCTTGAGGCGGCGGCTTGCAGCGCGGCCACGTCGCTGGGCGTGACGGAGCTGACGACGATCGGCTGGGGTGTCGGCGGCGTGACCGGCCCCTGCGCGTGCGCCGGAAGTGCGGCAACTAAAGACCATAACAGGATGGCCAGGATGGATAGGATGATAAGAA